GATGGATCGGCGCCGCGGGCGACGTCGGCATCGGCCAGGTGCGGGATGATTTTGCGGTCCTCGGTCATCGACCGCGCCGTGATCCGACCGTCCTTCACCAGCTGCGAGACGTAGGGCCGGCTTTTGCCGATCCGCAGGGCGTAGGCCGCGAAGGTCAGTGGCCCGTCAGGCTGGCCGTCACCCGTCACGGAGGTCATGACTGGTAACCCCTTTTTGTGACTGGCCGACTAGAAAACCCGGGCGCGCTAGCAGCCCGTAATACGCCAGGGCCGGGGAGGGACCCGCGAGGTTTGATCACATGGCCGGCGGCCCCTGGAAAAGAAAACGCCCGGGGCTGGGCAGCGCCGGGCGCGATTCGTGATCTAGGAAGATTGATGATCGAAACGGGGTTTCGGGTCAAGCGGCTTCTATGGGTGGTGGATTCTCGCCCTCTGCCCAACCACCCAAGGTGGCGTAGCGGTGGAGACTGCGACGCAGCAGGGCCAGCGTTCGGCGCCAGTCCTGGCCGATGGTGTCGGCAACCTGCCGCACACCCAGGCCGTCGGTGCAGACCATGCGGGTGAGCGTTTCCATCGTGACCGTGCCCTTGCGCTGCACCGGGAAGGCCATCGCCCAGTCGCGCCACGGGCCATAGCGCAGGGCCTCCGCCTCCATCAGCACCAGCCACAGATCCTCGAGGCTGCGGCCAGTCGAGCTGGCCAAGCGCTCGCGCAGCTGGGTGCGGACGGCGGGGCTGTCGATGGCGGTGCGGCGCATCTCCATGATCTCGATCTCGCGGCCTGCCTTCGCCTCGGGTGCGGTGATCTGGCGGCGCTCACGCAGGGCGGAAAGGCGGTCGCGCAACAGCAGGCGGCGGGCGGACTGGGCCTCGGCATCGGCCAGGCGCTGCGCCGGGTCGTAGGGGCGCGAGGTGCGGCGGGCCAGCGCGGCGGCGGCCATGCCATCCGAGCAGACAAAGGGCGCGGGCTCACCGGTGAGGTCGATCTCACCGATCGGCGTGGTCAAGGCTGCCATCGCGTTCATGCGGCGCGCACCGCAGGCGGCGGACCTTGGCAGCCGCCGGCCTGCCAGGCCGCGATGGCGGCGGTGCGTTCGGCGATGCGGCCTTCGGCTGCGCGAGCTTCGGGTGTGAGGACGGTCCTCTCGCGCGCATCGGCAACCGCCTTGGCGAAGTACATCAAGCTGCCCGGCGGGGTGTAGCCTGCCCGTGCTGCGACCGAGGCAACCACCTCGCGAAGCAGATCCGGCGATGCGCCTGCATCCAGCCAGCCCTTAACAGGCAGCGTGTTCCAGCGCTTGTTCGGGTCCATCTGCGCGATCTCGGCCAGCTCGAGGCCCAGAGTGACGAAACCCTCGCCCGCGGCTGCTACTTCCTTCTGCTCAGAAGCAAGAGAGCTAGCCGCACGCGAGCTTTCCCCCGGCGGTTTGCGTTCGGTTTCCTGGATTTCGCTGACACCTCCTGCGACCGGCAGCATCAGGCTGCCCTGCCGTCGCAGGGCAGCGGCCTCCGGCGTCTCTCCCTTGCGGGGCCGACCGCCGCGCAAGCCGTTGCTACGCGCCGATTTCGCGCGCTCCGCACCTTCCGCCGCATCGGGCATGACGATGCTGGCGCCATCATCACCGCGGAGGGCGAGGCCGCGCGCCTCGAGCGATTTCCAGGCGGTTTCGGTTTCGCTTTCCGCGTGGGATACCGCGATGGAAAGCGCGGTAAGGAAACCGAAATCGGAACCCAGGCGCAAAACCCCATCATCGGTGCCGAGCGCGAGGCGCATTAGCTTTAGCCAGAGGTGCTGCGCGGCCATCGGCAGGGTGCGGAGGCGGACATCATCCTCGAGCCGGCGGAACAGCCGCTCGCACGTGCATCGCTTTCCCATCGTCACATCCCCAGCGCGCGGCGGTAGAGGTCCAGCAAAGTCTCAAATTCCTCGACGTCCGCAGGCTCTTGCTTGCGGATGCGGATAAGCTGGCGGACGACCTTCACGTCAAACCCGGCGGATTTGGCCTCGCGGTAGATGTCCCCGATGTCGTCGCCGAGCGACTTGCGCTCCTCCTCAAGGCGCTCGATCCGCTCGATGATGGAGCGCAGCCGATCGGCCGCGATGCCCCCGACGTCGACGCCGTCGTCCGGTTCCTTGGGTTTCTTCGCGCGGCGCTGCACTGTGTCGAGGGCAGCCCGCATGGTGGCCGGGTCCGCAGTGACGCTCCGGCCATCGGCCGTGTTGATGGTGATGGTCTCGATGGTCGTCACTCGGCATTGCCCCTTCGCAAATCCACGTATTGCACCTGCCGCCGCAGCCCGAGCGCGGCGAGAATGCGCGGACCTGGTGCGACCTTCGCGTTGGCCACGTCCGACACATGCGCGGCGCTCATGCCATGCACCCTCGCCCATTCGCCCTGACCGCCAGCGAGCTCGCAGGCTTCGCGCAGCCGGGCATAGACGTCCGGCAGCTCCAGCAGCGCCGTCACAGCATCACCAGGCCGGGGATGGCGGGCCCGGCCTCGCCCTCACGCTCATCGCGAAACCAGGTGGTGCGGTCGTCGAAGCGGAGGCGCACGCGGCCGGTAGGGCCCTGGCGCTGCTTAGCGATGATGACCTCGCCGTAGCCGAGCGTCTCCGCGCAGCGAGCCACCCACTGGTCCTGCCGGCGGTCGAAATCCTCGGCCTTCTCACGCTCGCGCCGCTGCGGCGGGTTGCGCGTCAGGTAGTAGTGTTCCCGATAAAGAAAGCCGACCAGGTCAGCATCCTGCTCCAGCGTGCCCGAGTCGCGCAGGTCGGAGAGCATGGGCGTGCGATCGTCACGCTGCTCGACGGCGCGGGAGAGCTGCGACAGCGCGAGGATGGGGATGTTGAGGTCCATCGCGAGGGCCTTCAGCCCGGCGGAGATCTCGCTGACAGCAATGTTCTGATTCTGCCGCGTGGCCTCTGCCGAAGCGCGCATGAGGCCGATATAGTCGATCACCAACAGGTCCAGGCCTTGCCGGCGCTTGGTGCGACGCGCGAGGCCGCGAACCTGCGCCACGGTCGGGGCGCCGCGCTGCATCCAG